TTAAAGTGGAGTTAGAAAAGAACTTAAACGATATCAATACATTCTTTGACGAGTATTTAGAAGTGTTTGATGATCAGATGAATGCTACCACCGATAAAGATGCTCCAGTATGGAAAGCATACAACGATCATTATAAAGTATATCAAAATATCCAACAGAATATTAAGATGACCAACCATTATTTAGGCATGCTATAATGGAAGGTAAGATGTTTAAGAACACCAATGAATTTTCATTATTCATTGAAACATTAGTAGCAGAGAAACGAATCTCTCATATGGATGCGGTGTTGTTATACTGTGAAAAGAACTTTATAGACCCTGAGGATATCTCAGGAATGATCAATAAGAACCTGAAGCAAAAGATAGAGCGAGACATGATTGAGCTAAACTACTTGCCTAAGAAAGGCACATTAGATATATGAACGGCTTTAAGGCATTTAGATACTATCTAGCCTTAAAGTTACACTTCAATAATGATAAGTTTAACGTATTCCAAAATAAAGGCAATATCAAGTACTCGCATGATGCATTTAATGCTAGGAACGATAGGTTTATATTTGAGAAACTAGCTAGAAAGTTTGACACAGACCAAGAGCTCATACAGTTCTTTGTAGCAAACTTCGTGTACGGCAATGATAACATGATCTATGCTGTAGAGGAAGCTGAAGAGTTTTATTTGCATTGGAAGAAAGTTAAAGAGAGTATTACGAAAGTATTCTCGGACGACTTAAACGTATTACTATTAGAAGCTGAAAAGAATAAGTATAATATACAGCAGATTTTTAATTGTACAAATAATGAATTTCCTGTTATAATTAAACTATACCTTGGAAAACGAATTAGTCCTCAGACTATAAGCATACTGAGTGACTTCTATGATAGGATATTCATGGTATGGAAGAATGATAGCCATATTAGTTTAATACTAGAAACAGAGATAAGAAGACTTGAGAAACTTAAAGGATTTGTCAAATATGATAAGGACAAACTCTATAAATTATTTAACGAATTTATTGCAAATTTTGATGTGGGTTTGTATAAATAAAAGCGTAGAGCAATCTACATATACACATTTAATACACTTTAATACGAGGAAAATACGATGGACTTAAACACACTCCGTGCTTCGCGCACAAACGATTTTGGCAAGATTGCTTCAGCTTTTGACAAGATCGCAAACCCCGCTGCAGACAGTAAATCATTTGAAGACGACCGTTTTTGGAAATTAGAAAGAGATAAAGCTGGTAATGCATCAGCAGTTATTCGTTTCTTACCAAGAGTAGAAGGCGATGAGCTACCATGGGTAAAGATCTTCTCACATGGTTTCCAAGGACCAACTGGTAAATGGTACATTGAGAACTCTTTGACTACTCCACGTAATGGTCATAACGGCCAAAACGATCCAGTAGGTGAGTTAAACACTACATTATGGAACTCTGGTTCAGAAGCAAACAAAGAGATCGCACGTAAACAGAAGCGCCGTTTACAATTCATCTCAAATATCGTGGTAGTATCAGATCCTAAACATCCAGAGAATGAAGGCAAAGTAATGCTATTCAAGTATGGTAAGAAGATCTTTGATATGATCATGAATAAGGCACGTCCTACATTTGAAGATGAGAAACCTGTAAATGTATTTGATCTATGGGAAGGTGCAAACTTCAAGATTCGTATGCGTACTGTTGAAGGTTATCCTAACTATGATCAGTCTGCATTTGCTGAATCAACTCCGGTTGCTCCATCAGATGAGGCTATCTTAAGTGTTGTAAACAGTCAAGTTAAACTTAGTGAGTTCCTTGAAGATAAACACTTTAAGTCATATGATGAGCTTAAAGCTAAGCTTGATTCAGTATTGAGTGGTGGCGGACAAGTCCCTACTGCAGAACAGTTAACTAACGAGCCATTGCCTATTGCAGAACCTAAAACTTTTGCATCAGCACCAGCTCCTTCTTATACAGCAGCTGCAGCACCAAGCAAAGCACCTGAAATCAACGATAACGATGAGTTCGATATGAGCTTCTTCCAAAAGATCGCTGATGAGGGATAAGTTTGTAGGTAGTAATTAAAAAGGGAGCGTAAGCTCCCTTTTTTTATGAGGCGTATCTAGATCTATAATAATCTTTTATAGTTGAATCATTATCTTTGAAGTTTGGTGTTATATTGTTTTGAGTAGTTTGTTTATTAATAGTAGTAGGTGCATTGACTATATTTTGTGATGATTTACCTTTGTTTGACGCATTCTTAGCCATATCAGTCTCAGCTGAACTAGTTAATAACTTATCAGCAGAATCTACATCTTTTTTACCAAGACGTACTGAAGTATCTTTATATCCTAGATCTGCATTTTGTTTTTTTAATTGCGCTAGTTCTCTATAAGCCGTGGCTCTATTAGCACCAGCTTGCACAGCTGACTTTTCTTCATCTGTAAATTTTATACTTGATGGATCTATACCAGCATCATATTGTTTTTTAGCACTCATTGCTGCCTGGAATTGTAAAGAATGTTCTTTAATACCTTGATCACTCATCATATCTTTATATTCTGGAGAATTCAACGTAGATTGGTATTGTTGTATCTTTTGTGGATGGCCCATATAAATTTCTTGGGCTTTCTTTTGATCTTCAGGGCTTAAATCTGTTAGATGCTTACCATCAATACCTTCAGGAGACATTAATTTTTCAACAGTATAACGCTCCAACTTTAACTGTTCAAGTTCTTTATTGAGTTTATCTGCACCCTCTTTCATCATCTTAGCATAGTCTTCAGCATTTGTAACTTTAGCATAACCTTCAACTAATTCAGGGCCATTTTCTCCAACTAAACCAACTTTACCTGGTGGGATTGTTCCGCCTTCTGCAAACTCTCCAGCCCATTCTGATTCAGGTATTGATTTAGACTTATTCTTTTGTAATTTTTTATAGAACTCTTCATCGGTTGCAGCATTCTCCCCCTGATTTAGTTCTGGAGAATATAGCATAGCTGCAGTGCCTACTGCCCATGGATTAGTCGCGACTGAAGTAATACCTTTAGCTACAGATTTGATTGCGCCTGGAGCTTTAGTAGCAATATTGCCAACTGCCGACCCTATGCCTTTAAGAGATAATCCAGAAAATAAACCGGTTATTAATCCACCAAGACCATCTAGTAAACCTGGATTTGCATTGTCTTCAACAGCTTTCTTAACAGACTCTAATCCATCTTTAAATATATTCTTAATTTCAACCATGTCATCATGCAACACTGGCAAATACCCGATGTTCTTAGCTACTTCTTTAGTAGTTTGTTGTGATTCTAATTCTTTTTCTGATAAGTCATTATCAGAGATTGTGTTGTCAGAATCTAATGTAGCAGAAGTTAATCCAGTAGCTTTAGCTAACCCTGATATAGTATTCAATCTTCCAATAGAAGTAATTCCTTGCATGACAGATGGTCTTACTATCTGTTTATCGGAAGCTTGACGATTAGTTATACTAGATGTACCTTTAATGGCATCTGCTAGTTTATCTATCTTTGATACTAATTGTTGTAGGTTTATTGTATTTTCCATTACCTATTCTCGTATTTTTGTTTTTCTTCTTGTAGGTGTTGTTTTAACAGAGCTACGTAGATTTCTCGTTCGAACGGCATCATTTCTTCAATCTCAGTCAAGGAATACTTATGATATTGCATAAGAGCGAAGTTCATTTTATAATAATTACTCAAGCTCTCATGACTGAGATTAACTAAAAAAAATAGTTGATCCCCTCCAACACTTTATCGTGATGCTTATTACATACTGGGCAGTCATACTCTACTTTTTGACTAAGCTTAGGCATATAGTTAAAGAAGGCTTCTAATTTCCCAAACTGTTCTTGCGTTAAGTTTTCAAGGAACTTTGTTATGTCTTCTTTAGATTGCTCTTTAATATGGAATACTTCTGTAGAATTATAGATGTATTCTATACAATCGCCTACTAAATCAAATATAATATTGATATCACCCTTTTGCATCTTTTCTATCTTTTGCAGTGTATCTAGGTTTGGATACTTCATCATCACACCAACATCATCAAATAAATCAATCTTTTTGATATGTTTATCTGGTACAACTACTTCAGACTTCGATATATCAATCTGTTTAACTATTCTAGCTTTTTCATCTGTACAAGTATCACATAGGAATACTAATTCAGATATCTCTCCTACAGACTTTGCTCTTATTTGAGTGAATAAGTATTCATAATCAAATATAGCCAACTCATTAGGATCTATATCTCCCTGTATACAAGATAAGATGATCGACTTAAGAGTGTCTACCATTACCTTTGTATCTTCTGACTCTTGAGCTATTAATAAAGCTTTTTCTTCTTTAACTAAGAACGGTCTAAAATTAACTTGTTTATTTGAAGATGGTATAGTTACATTATATACCGGGGTCTTCATCATTGGTAAAGCCATGCTATTCTCCTTTATTCATATCCTTGATCATCTTACTCAATTCACTTGTAGATCCCACGAATATCGCGTTGTTGTTCGTCACTTGTTTATTTGGCTGTCCTTCTTGTTGCTTAGGCGCATCTAACTTCTGCTTACGTTCACTCAATGCTAATAGCTGTTCGTTAGTGTCAGCTAGCTGTTTCATTAAGTTTCCTACTACCTCAAAGGCTCTTGGATGCTCAGACTGTTTGGCTATCTCTAGCGCATGATACAATGCATCTTGTCCTTGATTCAATAGTTTATGTAGGTTATTACGAGCTGAATCATAGTCGTAGTCTACGTTCTCTTCAACTTTATTAGAAGTAGGAACTATCTCTCTCCCGCTACTAGCAACTTCACCTGGTTTAAGAGGCTCTACGTTAAAAACCTTTGACAAATTATCATCAGACTTCATAATAATACCTTATATTAAGTTATCTTTCTTTTTGGAGTCACACGTTCTGTGCTAACTTCTGGAGCACTAGGC